GATAATAAACTTTCTTGTTCTGGAATCCAATCTCTTAAAATATCATTTATACGTGTACTTCCTATTAATTTTTTTATTACACAAAGCATTAAACCTGTTTCTTTAGAATAAGTGTCACTTGAATGACATTTAGAAACTGTTTTAGTTCCATCTGACCATAATATTATAGTAGCCGGATTATTATAAATTACTTCTTTTATATAAGCATTTGTAAATATAGCAGATGGAAGACTCCCAGAATATTTTTTCTTTGTTTTGGGATATATTTCATACACAGGAATATTCCCATATGATATTGTTAAGGGTGAAACAGTTACAGAAGATGAATCAGAAGAAATTGTAGTAGTACTTGTAGTTGTTGATTGCATTTTCGGAATTGAAGTTGTCGTTGTTACCATAAATATACTCTCCTTATAACATCCAATTTGGTTTTTCAGAATATGTATAATCTCTATTCACAATAGAATTATTATACCACTTTAATTGTTGAGATTTAACTTTATTTATAATGGTTGTAGTCACTATAGAATCTAAAGTTTGAACATATTTACAATCTCTTATTGGCACACATAAACATTCTACATTTTTATTTTTCCAATGAGAATACATTTTAATATTAGAAACTGGGTATTTCCAAATACCATTATATTGAGGAGAACAAGTCACCACAACATAATTATAATCCTGACCTCGTTGTTCATTCACAGCAACTCTAAAACATTTCGTTTTAAAATGTGGCTGTAAAATAAAACACATATTATTCATCAGAACACCTCACCCTCATTTAAAATTTGACGAGCAGTTTGAGAAGTAGTTAACTGTGCTTCTTGTATTCTATGAGATAATATTTTGCTAAGTGTGTTGACCATAGTTTCAGCACTTGATATTTTATTTTTCACTACTTTATAAGCTTTGTTATACAAATCATTAAGCGTTTTATCATATATTGCATCTGTCTCACTCAATGCTGTTAATTCAGCTACAGTTAATTTTTTCTTTGAATCAGTTTGATGATTTAAATAGCTATTATTATAAACTTCTTGTGCTTTAGCTTTGCTAATAGAATCATAAATTCCTAACTGTTCAACCTTATCACACATAAAATATAAGTATGATGATAAGCTGAGAAAATAATGTTCTATAGTATAAATAGCCGGATTATTTGTTTTTAAAATATCATTATCAATTCCCAGCATAATATCATCTAAATCTTTTGAATATGCTGATATAACCTTCGTCAAAATATCATTTAATTCTTGACTATTGTTTTTTATTTCAGGAATTCTCTTTTCTACTTCTTCTCTCATAAATTGGTCCTCCTTATTCTCCGTCTTGTAAATCCATTAAGCAAGACAAATCACATTTCATAAAATGAATTAATTTTTTAGCTGGGATTTCTTTAATGTTATATCCTGCTGCAAGTGACCTTATACCTACAGATTTTTCATTGTTTAATTTCATTTGTTGAATTGTGCTCACTGGAATATAATATACTTTATCCTTTTCATAGAGCCAAAGTAAGACACCCACTCGCACTCCAGGTTTATTTATTTCCTTTATCATTTTATCATACTGTGTTAAGTTGGTAAATGGAAAAGATGCACCTTTATGTGTTTTACATTCAATGAAAAATTGATAAGGATAATTATAACATATAAAATCACTGATTGTGGACATTGACTTATATCCTGTGGTAACATCATATAACCTGGTTATTGACCCATTAGGGAAAGTATTTTTCCAATCTAATTTAAATCGTTCTTCAAACTTCTTCCCATAATCCATAAAGAGGTATCCTCAAAGCACACATTCAGGAATTACATTATATATATTAGGCCTTTCCACAACAACTGCTTGTCCTGTACCAAAATGTAATTTAATGGTATCTTCTTCTACATTTGATAACATAACTTTAAAATCGGTTAAATCCAATATTAAATTCAAGGGAGTGTTATTTAATTCGATAGGGGAAACATACATTAATTCTTCTTTATTATGTTTTGATTTATCAAAAATGGTAACATGGTCTTCATAAAATTCAAATTGTCCATAAGGCTGTAAATATAAATTACTTGGCATAAACAACATTAATCTATCAATGATATTTAATAAACTGGTTTTATTTACAACAACCGTATATGGATATTTTTTAGTAGCCATATTTCTAATACTATCCTTAGGTACCATGTTTATCATATTTTCATCAGAAGATAAAATAACTGACAATTCAATATTAGAATCCTTTAATTGAAGCTTTGTTTGATATAAATTATCTGTTAAAGCATCTTTACCTAAAGTCATAGTTAATTTATCACTTGAAAATAATTTAAACAACTTCACAATGTTCTGAGGTAATAAAATTTTAACTTCATCTGGAAGAGAAAAATTAGTAATACAAGCTCCTGAAGTAAAAGTAATACACCCATCTTTATCCACGTAATACATTTTTTGTACAGGAGACCCAATTAAATTTTTATTGAGCTCTTTTGAATTGTAATTGTATAACATCATTAAATTCTTAGTATCAATACTAAATTCTGAAATAACATTATCAATAACAATATTAGGTAAAGTTACCAATTTATCTTCTTCAAATATCATTGGTAATTTATAAACACCATTACTTTTAACAACTAAAATTGTATCATCAATGGATAATTCTACAGTATCTGTAGTTAAATGATTGATTAATTTCAAAAACAAATCAGCATTAACTGCAGCGTTAAACTCTTCATCTGATTTTATATCTAACTTTATCTTCATAACATATTCCATATTTGTAATTGATAAAGTCAAAATTTTATCTTTAGCTTCTATCAATAAAGTCTCAGTTATTACTGATGTTGAATTAGAATCTAACGCAGCTAACAGTTTAGAACAAATACCTTTTAATTCCTCATTATTTAATATCATGTGTTTTCTCCTTTTTATACTTATCACTCAAAATTTTAGGCACGGTATATTTCCAATCAATTGAATGATGTATTCGTTTACTTGTTTCTCCCATCATGCCAACTTTAACACAAGATGGATTTACCATCACACTATAAAAGGATTTACTATACGTGCCATATTTTAAATAGGCATCTGTATTTCCTCCAGTTTGAGTTTGAGTAACAACTTGTTCAAGATTAACATTTGCACACTGTAAAAATAATTCTCCTCTGCTTCCCAAAGAAACATAAGTGTTTACATCATCATTAAATCTACCAATAAATTTAATATCCTCTTCAGGAGTACCTACTTTAAAGAAAAAAGTATTCATAGCTTTACGCTTTAATCGTTTTTTCCATACTTGACCATTAGTACCACCCATCATTTCCCCAGTTTGAGCAAATGCCACAGTCCGAGCTTTTGATTCATTCAGAAAATCTATAAATATATCAAAAACTTCATCAAGATTTTTTACTCTTATATTTCTAAGAGAATTTCCATCAGGATATCTATAAGTAAAATCTAAATAATCATCTTCAAACTCAGCAAAATATGATAAATTTAATTGACGAGCAAAATCAAAGCATACATTACGTGCAAACACTACAACTTTTTTATCAGGAAAATTATCCATAATATCAAATGTTTTTAATACTTCGGTTTTACTGAAGATAAGAATATGTTCTTCTCCAAATAATTCTTTATAAGTATCAATTGTTTTATCTTCATCATCTAAAATAATATAATATTTTCCTGTATACCCGTCTCGTTGTAAAGTATCTACAGTTATCATTTTATCTGGCCTACCATGAGCCAGAATAAATACGGCAAAATCATCTCTCATCTTACTTACCCTTAGTCGCTAATCTTTCCTCATATGCTTCTTTAGCCAATTTAGTAATTTTTTCATCTAATTTAACATATCCATTTCTAATGGCATTGTCAACATCAATTAGCACTAAAGCTGACTTTTCCATTAAATTCTGAACTTCTACAGAAGCATGACAATAGTATTCAGCAATTTTAGCATAGTCAAACACAATGTGGCGCGTAGCCGCCAATTTTAAAAATTCTTTATCTTGAGAAGAAATATCTGCAGAATTAATTTCTGCTACCAACTGTTGATATTTTCGCTTATCACATAAAGAATATACTGAAGGATTTTCTCCAGTAGGTTGATATTGAGGAACAGTAATTTTGGTAGTATATTTATGTTCTTCTTGTGTTATCGTATCTAAGTTATCAAATAAAGACACTTTGGTCATAACCTTCTACCTCCGTTATAGAATCAGATTCCTGAATAATCTTTCCTAAATCAATTAGCTGTCCATTAATTTGTTCCGCATATAAATGGTCATCTTTTTTAAGATAACATTCTAAATGAGGAATTAACTGCTGAGTATCAATTAACAAACAATCTGTAGTTCTTACATATCTCTTCATTTTAAATTCATCTCCTTGTCCACAATTCTAATTTTTAAATTTGTGCTACTAAAATTGTGCTTTCTAGGAAGATAATATATTTCTTTCTCAAATGCTTGCACAACTTCTTTGTTTTCAAAATCTTTATCCTTATAATCTTCACCAAGAAAATAAATATCAAAATTCAAACTTTCAATAAGTATTTTCGCATCGGCCTTATCTTGGTATGGAATAATTTCATCCACCCACTTCACAGCTCTTAACTGCATAAATCGTTCATAAATTGATTGAACAGGGTTTTTATAATTTGGACAACAATGTAATGCTACTATAAGATAATCACAATGTTTTTTAGCTTCTTCTATAGATAAAATATGTCCGGTATGCATAATATCTGCCACCATAGGATATAACCCAATTTTCATTTATTATTTCCTCCCTCATTAAACTTTAAATCAAAAATACAATTTAAAACTGCGGCTGCTTCTTTACACATCTTCATTCTATCTAAGAAAATTTCATAAAATGCAAATGAGGAACTATATTCTGGGTCCATATTTACTTCTAAAGTAATAATATTATTTTCAATTAATAAACAAGAATAAAATATGGAATAATTTACTCTATCATGAATATCAAAATCATTAAGATTTTCTTTCCTCACTCTACTCCTTCTCACATCTGATTTATCTGCTATAATAAGAGCAGCAGCTATAGGAGATGTGGGTTTATCTGATGGCATGTCATGACAGCAAATAGCATTAGAAATTTGAACTATATCATCTATTGGAACATTTAAATTTTGAAGCAATTGACTCACTAAAATACTTCCAATAACATGGTGTTGTTTTCTATTGATAGCGTTTCCTATATCATGCAGAAAACAAGCAATTTTAGTTAATTCAATCGTATGTTCATCGTATCCTAATTCAGATAACAAATAAACCGCATCTGACATTACATGAGTTAGGTGAGCGATATTATGCTCAGTAAATCCTAACTCATGTAAACTTTTATCTGCAGATTTTATCCAATTAAGAATGATTTGATTATCTTTGATTTCTTCAAATGTCATTCTTCTTAACTCCTCTGCCACCATGGGATTTCTTCCAATTCTTAATATCCTCAATGTTCTTAAAATTGTTATAGTGCTTAAGATGTTTAACATAACCTACAGAAATTGAAGGATTAACATCAAACACAATAACATGTCTGTTAAGATATGAAAATCCTCCTGGAGTATCATTAAGATTGTGATTAAATGTCTTAAGATAATCCACCTCAGAATATCTCATACCATTACTAACAAGCTTATAACAGTCTCTTGACTTCTGAGAATCTCCAACTTCAATAGTAGCCAAACTTTCTTCTTTAGCTCCTTTAATATAAACTACTGCGTGAGGAAATTTCGAATGAAGGGTCTTGTCATAATTGCATGGATTTTTCTTTCTACTGATAGGTTTTCTATGTGTAGGAATTGCACGAGGTTTTGCTTGTGCAATAGTTTCGACCAAATCGTCTGCATTAAGTTCCTGAGCATGAAATGACAGTCCAGGCACTTGCACAACACCTGCACCAAGAAAAGGCTGATTCTGAGATTTTGCAATTTCTTTAACTTCTTTACTATCATCAGAAATTGGTGGATGATAAAATCCTCTTTCGATAGCTAATTTATTATTGTTTTCTTCCATAAACCTTTTCTTACGAACTTCTTTGAACACGGTCATGATTTTATCAAGAATTTCAAACTCATCATAACCATCTGCTAACAATGTAGAAATAAAATTATCTACAAACTCATCCCAATACGTATCCAGTTTAGAATTAATTGCCATGTTACTACCTCCATATGACAACAATAAATTACATTATTATATTATCATATGTAAATACATTTGTAAATACATTTTTAAACATTTTCTACAATATTTTTTAACTGGTCAGGAGTACATTCAGTATGATTTTCACATAACACATTAAAATCATGATTAATGCTATCAAATTCTTTTTTTATTTCTGCTTGATAAACATCATAATACCATGCGGGAAAAGAATCCGTGTCACATTTCATTGGAACAGTTACTTCTGGTAAAGCACTATCTATCATTTCTTGAGATAAAAGTTCTTTAACTCTTTCTGCATTCTCAATAGGACATTCTCCTATAAGCTCATCATGAACAGCAATTAATAATTTAAATCCCAATTCTTTTAATTCTTCATTATTATATACATTAATCATAGCTCGTTTACTCATCGAAGCTGCTCCACCTTGAATACGAGCATTTACACATTGCCTTTCAGCTTGAGCTATAAATCCTGAATTATCCTTAATTGAAATTCCAGCTTGACTGGCTTCTTTTTTTATATTATCTATTTCTGATTTATATTTTGCATTATGTAATTTAGTTTTATAAGTAGTAATGACACCTTCATTATTAGGATTATATTTACCAGTTCCACCAATTAATGGATTAAATGTTGTTACTGAGTTTTTATATGTTACTTCATACTTTTCTCTTAATAAATCAGGTAATCTTCTTCTTCTCCCCCAAATATCTTCTACATAGCCATTTATATGAGCATCTTCTTGAGTTTGAGTAATCCATTTGTCCACATTAGGAAATTCTTTAAAAAATCCATTTTTAATATCATTAGCTTCTTCAAATGAACAATTCAAAGATTCTGCAATAGATTTTGTACCTCTTCCGTACATGATTCCAAGCAAAAGTCCCTTGACTGATGTTCGTCTGTGTTTTCCATCAGGTTGTATTTTTTTAGTTATAGGATTAAACTCAAGATTATCTTCATAGTTATTATGATATACTTTAGAAGCAATCATAGCATATAAATCCTTTCCTTCTTTATATGCATTTATCATATGTTCATCTCCTGAGTAATGAGATAACAATCGCGGTTCTTGTTGCGAGAAATCGCCTCCAACTAAAATATTTCCAGGAGCAGCAGTAAACATCATTCTTATTTCATTATTATGAGAAGGAATATTTTGTAAATTGGGGTCTGAAGAACTAAATCTTCCCGTGTCAGCTCCAAATTGATTAAAATGAGCATGAAGTCTTCCATCAACAGGAGATACACACTCAGGTAATTTATCAATGTAAGTATTAATGAGTTTCAATAATCCTCGAGATTGTAATATTAATTTACAAATGGGTAAATCAATTTGATTAAGTATTTCTTCTCCAGTTCCTCGAGGAGTTTTTTTATCTACTACTGGTTGTTTTAAAATATCATATAATAATATTGCTAATTGAGTAGTTGAAGATAAATTAATGGGATTTTCTAATTGTTCATTTTTAGATTTCTGAGTCTTACCATTTTTAATTTCTTTATGATTAGCTTCAGGAGTTAATCTCCAATTAGCAATTTGAGTAGAATATTTTTTAAGTTCTTCATCTATATGTGCTTGTACATCATTATATAACTTATGATATTTTTTAGATAATCTTTCTGAATATTCTTTATCAATGCACACTCCAGCCAATTCCATTTCTGCAACTACAGGGACAACTGGCATTTCAATTGTAGAAAATAAATTATATAAACCTTTATTTTCTGGTTTATTAAATTCTTTCAATTGATACTCATATAATTTATAGGTCATATAAGCATCAGTAGCTGCGTATAAAGCAAATAATTCAGGTTCTACAATTTCATAGGGTAACTTTTCAAATAAATTTTCAATTGAATATTTTTCAATGGATGGGTCTATTTTTTCTATATATTGTTGCTTCAAACCAGCTCGTTCCAGTTCATTGAGAACTTTAGCTCCAATCATAGTATCCCAATCAATATGTAAGATATTATTACAGGTACATTTAATAACTTCATAATCGAATTTCCCATTATGCATTATAATTTTAGTTTTATCCAATCTTGATAGCTGAGTATTTACTTGCTTCTCTGTAATCTGCCAAGATAATCTTTGCCTAGTATCTATGTTTACATGATTAATTGGTATATAAGCATTTTTCTGTCCTGGAGTATATAAACATAATCCCATTATTTTACATGAAATAGGGTCTAACGAGTTATTGGTTTCTGTATCTATGGCAATTGTTCCATTATCAATAGCAGAGTTAATATATGTAACAAAATCATCATATGTTTTTATAACAGTAGTATTTTGTTCATATGTACCTAAGATACGATAGACTTCTTGACGCACATAAGCTAACTTATCCAATTCGGATATTTTTTTAGAATTCAATATTCTAGAAGAAGATTGTACTGATACTTCCTTAGGAGCTTGAGCTTTTTCTAATACCTTTTTAATATTATTTTTTGTAGATTTTATTTCAAAAGCATCTCCCCATAAACTATTCATATAGCATTACTCCTTATATTACTAAAAATATGAGCAAGGAATAGCAAATTCCTTGCTCATCAAAAGAAAGGGGGTTTAATAATATCTTGTAGGTCTATTCATTACAGGAACAGCATCTACAGGAGTATTTGGGGTAGACTGCATTGGAGGTACATTTGAGTAACCATATGAAGGATCTACAGGAGCAAATGTATCTACTGAATACTGAGGATTATATCCAGGAATATTAGGTTCTGCATTCTGCGGAGTAACTTGAGCAGATGCATTTGAATTAGAAACTTGAGGAAAAGATCCAGTTGCAATAAACTGATTAATTTCCTGAGCATTCTTATTCATTACAATTGACCCAAGTGCATGAAAATCTGCAAAATCAGAAAAATTCTTTGGATATAATTGTTCATTAAATATCTGAGGATTTAAGTTTGGAATAATATCATACTTAGTTTCTAAACCATCACCATGTCTAATAATTTTACATACAATATTAGATAAAGGTCCATAATTATCCAGATAAGATTTAATCTGGGGTGCATAGGAATACGCAGGTCTATCCCACACTACAGCTTTAGGAATAATCTGACCATTCTCATTTACATACTGTAGCATTTTAATATACATCCTCTGCTGAACTTTTTCTCCCTTAGCACATAAAGGACACATTTCTAAGGGGTCTGTTTTGGGATTAGTTCTTAAACAAGACACTCTTCTGTTTGGATATGAAGACTGTCCCACTGTAATGGGGTGAACTGTATAAAGTTCAAAATCATTTATTGAATCAATTGCAAATCTTACAATTGCTTCTTCCCCATTTTTAATTCCAAAAAATCCTACTTTGTAATTTGCATTAGCATTCTCTCTGTCTTGAACATTTAATTCACTATAAGGTATACTTGCCATTTGTTCATCTCCTTTATTTTATGTTAGGCATTAATAATATATACATATATCATATCATAGTTTAAATATTATGTAAATACATTTTTTATATTAATATTATAATTTTTTAGTATGTCATAAAATTCTTGAGTAGTACAACTAGATATGTCCTTCCCTTTGGGCATTATTACTTCGGTAATTAATTTATCTTTAGATAAACCTTGTTTCAGTCTCATTGCTCCATGCTGACCTGCTAAATCATTATCATACATTAGTATAAAATGTCTGATACCACTTTTATCTAATAATTCAATTTGTTTATCTGTTGTGCCAGCTCCAAACAGAGCAACTGCTGGGATTCCTCTTGACCATGCTACTAAAGCGTCAATTTGACCTTCGCACACAATAACTTCAGTAATATTTTCTTGTTTTACAAAATTCAACAAATATACTGGTTTATTCATATTTGAAGGAATATAAAATTGTTTTCCTTTTACACTTCGTTTAGTAATTCCTAGTAAATTCCCGACTTCATCCCATACTGGAAAAGTTATAGAATCAGTTTTAATATCATAACCAACACTAAACTTCTTTATTATCTCCTTTGTCATACCTCTTTTAAATTGATATGGATGATAATATTTATATTGTTCTAGAATGGATTCATCTAAATACTCAGGTAACTTTTTTGTCTTTATAAAATCATCTAAATATAATCTTTTATCTTCGTACAGTGTTGAAAAATTTTCAATTAACCAATATTTTGCTTGTTCATAAGATAAATTTAAAACTTTAGATACTAATTTATATAATGGACCTTTAGAATTACAAGTAAAACAATGAAATGTGCCATATGGAACTTTATCATTATCAGTCCTATTATATACAGTACAAGATGGTTTTACCTCTTGTCCATCTTTGTGAAAGGGACAAGTAATGAAAACATAATCGGATTTCTTTCTAATATTTCTTAAATATTTCCCGTCACTTTCAACACGAAGTTTATTTATAACATCTTCAACATCTGCATCTATAACTCGATTATATAAAACTAAATTCATTTTTCTTCAGTCACAATAGGAATTCTATATTCTATCTCAGCACCACAATTACTACATTTACATATATGAATTATTCCTTCTCCTTCATATCCAAAATCTTCAAAATCATAATCTGCATTCCAGTATACAGTTTGTTGTCCACAGTGAAAACATTCATACATATTTATTTCTCCTTATTTAATCGGTGTAATAAAATATCTAAAAAGGACTCAAATCCAAATACTTCCAAATGATTATACGGAATACTTTCATCAATTCTTTTTTTAGTGGCTATTTCTGCCATATGAAAATCATAGGATTCCCCATTGTCTACAACATAAATATCTACTTCAGGGTGCTTATCTGCCCATTGTACAACTATCTCGCCATTATGCATATATCATTCTCCTAAAAACCAAGATTTAAAATGGGGTAATGTTTCACACCATTTACAAAATACTTGCCAGTCTGGTAATTTATGATTTTTACGTTGTTTATATATAGTTTTTAAACATCTATAATTGGTTATCATTCGTGCTGTTAATTCAAACCCACTAGGAATATTATATAATAATGTTAAATAATTTTGTGGGCTTGGGTCTTTATGATATGCATATAATAATTTTTCACATTCACTTACTATAGTCTCAGTTACATAGCCATTACAAGATTTTCGCAAATCAAATTGAGAAATTCGATGCATTGTAGATTGACTAGAAATGAAATTTAAAAAAGTATATCTTTCTGCTTCAACCCAAGCCTTATTTGAAAATGTTAAATCAAAGATTACAGTAATACCATTTAAAAAATTATCATGACCACTTCCAATTGGTGAAGCAGCTAATTTATTTACAGTATCAGTTATATCATCTGTTAATGATTCTATTTCTGTACTCATAGGGAATTTACTTCCCATAACACTCTGTTCTAATCCATATAATCCAATTAATTCAACTTTTGCCATATTTTAATCTCCTAAAATTTCCACAGATTCTACAGTAACTTTTTCTTCTGTTTCTGGGTCTGCTATTAACATTAAAACGCTTTCCCAAACCCGTTTTATATCCTCTTCGGAGTATTTTTTAATAAGTTCTACAGGTTTATTATTTTCTGTAAGAAGTGTAAGTCGAATTTTCATGATTATTCTTTCTCCATTCTTTTTCTGCTTCCGGCATTTCTTTAATAAATAAGACGCATAATGTAATTAACATAACAGCACCTAATAACATTATTAAAACTACCACAAAATCCATAACTATAATCCTTTAAAAAACATCTTCTTCATATTCATTTAATAAGTTAACAGCATCTTGTTCAGTAGTAACTTCTCCATCTAATGTGGGAATGTAAGTAAATATCCCTTTATTAAAATCTACAGCATATGATAAATCTTTCATATTGGCAGAATCTCTTGATTTTACCAAATGCATTTTTATTACACTATCTTTCTGCTCAAAAAACAATACAATAGTACTATCTTGAGCTATTCTATCTGATTGAGCAACGTGTTCCAACCCAATACCATTTTCAGTCGAAGTTCTGTTTTGTTGAGATACAGAAATAATGGGTATTTGTTTCATCACCTGCAAATTTTTTAAATCTTTGGAAATATTACTTGCTTTCTCCACAGGATTTTTTGCTTTTCTATCATCTTCTAATAATGAGTGTTGGTCAACAAATAAAATATCCAAATTATCTTTTTCAATAAAAGCTCTTAAAGCATTCACTCCTGCAGGACCACCAATCATATTAGGTGTTAGCACTTTCATAACACCGGAATATTTAGTAGGTAAAGAATCTAAAAATTTCTTATATTCATTTTGTACCTCAATATTTCCTTTAGTTAAAGCAGTATTTGAAATATGTCCAATTAAAGTATCTACTCTATACCCTACTTTTCTTGCAGACATTTCGCCTGAATAAATGCCCACTCTTAATCCTTGTTCTGCAGCTGCACATGCACATTTGATTAAAATCCAAGATTTACCCATGTTTGACCTAGCTACGATAGTTGCTAATTCTTCTTTTCTATCCCATCCACCGATAATTTGGTCTAATTCTGGAAATCCAGTTTTTACGAAGAATTTTTTCCAATCTTCTGTTCTATCAATATAATCATCATACCTTGTAGTATCTCTGAGTATATCAATACTATCAATATGTTTTGCTTGAGAAATATCTTGAGTAGAAGATAGATATAAATTCATAGCCGCATTTATATCCCCTTTATTAAATAAGTCTCTAACCTCATTAAATAATGTGGCTAATTTTCTAGAATTTCTATCTTCATATAATTTATCTACAAGATAATTAACGGGTTCATGAACTTGAAATACATCAAAATTAGGAAATGTATCAACAAATGTAGTAATATCAGGTATGTTTCCATAAGAATTTAAATGATTTAATATAAACTCATACTCAGGTTCATAGTCACTAAAAAATTCACTAGTTAAATTATTTAATGTGATAACTGAAGTATCTTGAGAACTTATTAAATAATTTATCATTTGTTCTTGAATCATTACTTCCACCCCCGTTTATCTACACCTTTAAGCTCAATAACCGAAGATGTACCTAAAATTCTGCTGGACAGTCTTGACCCTAAACATTTAGATAAATCATTAGGAAGCACATTTGAAGTAAATATGTTACATTTTTTATCATTAATTCTGGTATCAATTATAGAAAGCAACTGTTCATACTCATAACTGGAATTTGATTTAATTGCAATATCGTCCCACACAACAATATCTGCCGTTAATACACTATCATTTACCATTTGTATATATTCACTATATCTCCCTATACTTAATTTTAATTCACGTGTATATGTTGGAACATTGATAAACAATGCTCTGCAAACTAAATCAGAAGTTGCCCAAATTTTTTGCAAATACGCTTGAATTAATTTAATAGCCCAACTTGTTTTTCCATTACCAGCAATTGGGGAACATATATATACATTATGCCCCATTTGAACAAAATTTACAATATCTTGTTGATAAGAATTTAATGTTAAATACGCCTGTTCATCAACTTTACTACTATCTAATTTTAAGATAATGGGCTGACGTTGCTGCATAGACAATAATGACAAATCATATAATTCATTCATTTTATAAAGTCTTATGCAAAATACTTCATTACATATATTTTGTGAAAATTTTTTACAATTGTGTTGAATATAACAATTATCTTTTGTAATTAATTCTTTCATAATTTAAAATGTTATTATCTTCCCGTTCTTATCCCTGGCTGCATCTGTTTCAGCATCGAATGGTCGCCCATGCTCTAATAAAAAATTACTTGCTATAATTCCGGAATCTTGTTCTAACTCTGCTTGTGTTTTCTTTTTAGTATATGTTGTAGGTGGTGTATAAAATGCTTTCCAATTATTTACAAACGCTGTATCAATTGACTGAATAACTTTATTTAAATCATTATTACATTCATTAAATATCTTAATCAGTTTTCGTTCAAGTTGAATTATAGAAGTAATTCCTACACCTACTCCATAATACCATGTAAGTAATGATTGAATAAATTGCCCATTTACTTCACAATTATTAACCTGAGTTAAATTTTGTATATATTCTGATATATATTTTGGTGATTTAGTATTCTTACTTATAATTTTACCACTCTTTAATTGATATTGTTTTTCTTCATCAATTTTAAGTAAGTTATTTTCCTCATCAATATTAGTTATATCTTTGGAAGATAAAGTGTCTGAGGAAATAATTTCAGAAGATTTATCTTCTTCTATTAGTTTACTAATAGAATTATTATTTATGTTATTTATATTATTATTATTTATGTTCACCTCCTGAACCTCCAGTGCTTCACCTCCTGCACCTCTTGTTGTTAAGCACATAAATAACTTGTCAAAATTTATTTTATAATAATTTGTAGCGGGTAATCCCATTTTATGTATTTCAATAATAGAAGCATTTATTAAAGTTTCTAAAGCTTTTCTTTGAAAATGACTATTTAATCCGGTATGATATTCTATATTATCTCGTGTGGAATAAAACATGCCATTAATCAATTTATTTTGCTGTTCCCAATAATTATATTCTGCACATAATTCTCCTATTAAAATGGCTTCATGTAAACCTAAATTACGAATTAAATATTTGTTAACTTGAATATATCCATCAGTTGTAAGCATTTTTGATATTGCAGCATAGTCCATTTATTATCCTCCAAAGAAAAACTCATTCCTAACTAAGATGGAGGCTTAATTAGAAATGAGTAGATACTAATTGATTATGAAATTTTCAGGGTTGATTATGACCTCCATCCATAACCAATCAGATACACAAGTGTTCTTTCATTCAAAACACAATATTATTATATATCAAATGATTTATATTGTAAATATATTTCTACAAATCAAATATATATTTTTTTAAACTTTCAAGAGATTTTTTAGATATTTTATCATCAACAATAAAGTCAGCAATAGCTTCTTTATCTTCTATAATTTCTTTTACTCTTTCATCAATACTGTCTTTAGCCCAAAGATAATATATAAATACTGGATTTTTACTTCCTATACGATACAATCTATCTTCACATTGTTGACATTGGGCTGCAGTCCATGGAGCATCCAAGAAAATAGCATACGATGCTCGTGTTAATGTAATGCCAGTACCCATTTTAGCAGTAGTAGCACATATAACTTTATTATAAGTGTTTGTTTGAAATTCATCTATATAATGAGAGATTGTGGAATCATCAATATCTCCTGTACATAATAAAGGATTATATGATTGTAATTCTTGCATAATAACATTCAAGGTTTCTTTAAACACAGAAAAAATTATAACTTTATCTCCACCTTCAATTATTTGTTTAGATAAATCTACTGCACGTTGTATTTTAGCTGATGAAATAGTTTCAGAAGTAAGAATACTGGGACAAGCTGTAGCTTGTCTTAAACGAGTACACATAGCTAATATGGTAGATGTGTTAATATTAACTTTATCTACTTCATTTATAATACCTTGGGTAATATTAGAATAAAAAGACGACTGTTTATCATCCATGTCCACATATTCATGAATAATTGTTTTTGGTGGTAATTCTAATAAATCTTTAGTTCTTCTTAAAGATACAGAATTTAATTCATCTTTCAATATTTCTAAATTTTTATACCCAGATAAGATATTATTAAATAATCCAGTATATATACAATAATAAAATTTAAAGTTTGTATAGGTGGCGTTATCTACTCCTAACCACTTTAGAGGTACATAACAATCAAGAGGATTGTTTAAAAGAAGAGTACCTGTCATTCCTATCATATATTTTGCAGATAATTTTAAAAGATTTTTACCTTGCTGAGATGAAACTCCTTTTGCAGTATGAAGTTCATCAAAAATTATCATATCAAATTTATTTATACCTTTAGTAAGTTCTTTTATAATATCATCATTTCTTAATGATTCAATATTGGTGATTACAAAATATTCTTCAATAGGGTTTTGTAAATCATTTAATCTGTCTTGAACAGAGCCTATCTTAAGTTCGCCTTGTTTATTATATTTTTGACCTAATATTCTACAAGATAAATCAGAATGAAGTTCAATCTCTTTTTTCCAATTAAATTTTAGTGTGTTAATTCCACAAATTATCAAACAATGTTTAACATTATTTTTAATTTTTCTTTCTTGAGCAATGTAGATAGCTTGTAAAGATTTACCTAATCCAGGTTGGTCTAGAAGAAGAAATCGTTCATGATTGAGCCCAAACTGAATCCCTTCTAATTGATACTGATAGGGTGTTGTCTTAAATGGGCCTATAGAAACTTCTTGTAATTTAGGTAATATTTTATCAGGTAATAAATTTAAGGTAATAGAATCATAATTATGACATGCGTCAAGTAATCTAGATAAATTAGTAATTGGAACTTCCCAACATTGTAATTTCTTATGATATATAGAATTACTTAGTTGTTTTAAAATGTCTACTATTTCTTGTTTATAAGAAAATTCTACTTTTAAAGAAGACAATCCTGGTAATTTAATAGGTTTGATTTCAGAAATTGTTATCATTTTTCAGTTAATTGTAAATTACTTCTTTTAAACTTAGTAACATGTGATTGTTTTACCTGAGGTGATTTTACGAAGAAATCAATATTAGTGGTTACATTCAATTTAGTTTTACAGTAATCACATATATATGTTTCAGATAAATTCATGTTAACGCCACTAAAAAATTGAATTTTTCCACTTCTATCTTTAGTGATACTGTGTGGATTCCCAAAAAATTCCTTAGGATAAAAAATTTCAGCAGGTAAATATTCTGCCCCGCATTCTGGACAAATAATTTTTATCATTTAATACTCCTAAATAAGATATATGTATGGTATTTACAAATTAATTATAATACATTTAATCAAAAAAATAAACAATAAAATAGGGGATTATAATATATAATCCCCCTAAAATAATATAAATTAAATTTTAAAGTAATCCACCGTCGATATTTTGAATAGAATATGTATTAAACTTAGGAAAACTATTTAATGGAATATAATAAGTTCCATCAATTAAGCATAATAAAGTCAATGAATATTCTTCCCTTGATTCCGGATAAGTACTGAAAGATGTTGATTCTTCTACTGGAGGGATATCTCCATCTAAGTCTACTACAAAAGTTTGAATAACACTGTAATAAGTTACATATTCTATATAATAACCATCTGTAAATTGAACTTCATCTGTAAATGTTGGTTGTAATCTCCAATAATTATCTATAGAAAAATGATATCGTTTAGTTTCTCCATTAACAATGGTTTCTGCATAAACATCTTTGATATCTTTTCCTCTAAAATTAACATCTAACAAAGTTTCTCCAGGAGTTACTACCCCACCATCTGGAGATAAATGTTCTGAGTGTGTTTCTACAGCTTCCCCAAATAATTCTGGATAATTTTCATCTGAAGTGTCTACTATTATTCTACAAACTAATTTTTTGTTATTTTGTTGATTTAATAAAGCACACATTGAAGCTACAGTAGCAAAATTAAAATAGTACCCATGAATTACACATTCAAAAGGTTTTTGTGATTCTACTGCGGAAAGTTTTACTAAAGAACTTCCTAAAGTGCTATTCCAAACAACATCACTCAAATCAAAACTTGTTTCATCAATCGGAAGAACATAAGAATCAATATCAAGAAAATTATTTATCATTCTTGTTAAATTATGTTCTGTAACCAATCTGTTTACAGGTTGCATTTTAGTTGTGGGAAATACATTGCGGGGTTTGATATAATTATCTGCCATTTATATGAGCCTCCTAATTATGGTCTACTACAGTACCGGAAATTCTTTGAGCATAAAATTCTTCATTGTAAAGCAATTCTGAATACCAAGTAATAATTGCTGAAGTAGAATCTCTAATACCAGTTAAAAATTCTTCATCTACAGTAACTTCTGCAAAATAATTTCTATTTGCACTATTTAAAGAACACATTCTTATCTTAAGAATATAATTTCCTTTTGACATATTATCTATGACATTTGGGAGTAATGGGCTATTTAAATCTTGAGCAAAAATAGTCGTTGTAAGCATAGCTACCCAGTTTTTTAAATCCGTATCATATTTAAATTGTCTGCCTCCAATTGGAATTGGATTATTTAATATTGACATCCAAACACCACTATCTCCTGCATTAACTGAAGATTCAGTATCTGGAACAACATAGCCTACGTCTAATAATCTAGGGATATCATTTGTATAATTTAAATTACCTGTAATTGCTTTAGCGAATAACATTGCCATATCAGGCATACCTGCATTATGAGTACTTCGTTTTACAATATTATCACCCTTTTTAATTGCAATTTTAACTTTGCCTTGATATCCTGTATAATCTTTTAACATATAAACTCTCCTTATGATATTCCTAAAATAGTTCTCCAAGCAGTTACTGTTGAAGCAGATAATAATAAATTATCTTCAGCCATACCCGCTGTAATTATAGCTGTATCAGCACCATTTACTTTTGTGTATAAATCTTTACCCAAATATATTCCACTTACATCTTGTCCATCAGGAGCTACTTGCAATAATCCTATTGCAGTTCCATCTATGTTTACATCAATAATATATTGCTCAGTAGAAATAAAGGTTTTATAAGTGTTGGCTGGTTTGTTTGTATCTTGTAAAGTAATAGTAATATTATACTGTCTATCTTCTAATAATGCATTGTTCCCACTTGAAGCACCAAAATGAGCTGTTGCTGTTATAACTTTTGTGGTACTATCTTTAGAAGTTGTAAACGATAATGAAACAGTATTTCCAGCAGTGTTTATATATGAAGCAGTTAACGATGTGTTTAATTCTGTAGGCCCTTGCATGCCATTTAAATACTTAATTACTAATACCCCATAAGTACCAGATCCAGTGTTAGTAGTATAATTTGAATTCGTTCTATATGTAACTGGATTCACTACAAATTGTGGAGATGTGTATACTTCTGTCCAATTAGCAGTAAGAACAGAATTCTTAGATATTGTCCAAGAGGTATTAGTATTATGTGATACATTACTTGTATCTTTCCAAGTAGAAAAAGTATAGTATTGTTTAGTAGGAACAACTGAAGAGATAGTGAAGGTTGCGTTTGTAGTACTATTATAAATATTTTTTGTTTGAGCTGCAGGTGTTGGAGAACCACCGGCCGCATTATAAGAAAGTTTAATAGTTTTTTTCCATAATGCATATAATGTTACAGATTCATTGTTAGAATACTCAGCTCCATCAGTATATGTTGGAGATGTTTGATTATTAGCAGTTCCCCAACCGATGAACGTATATCCAGTTTTAGTATATGTATTTGTGGATAAGGTAATAGGTTGTGTTTGTTTCGTACTTGGCGCCATTGTGTCCCCACTACCACCGTTTTTATCATATGTAATAGTGTATTGCAACAATGTCCAATGAGCATAAATGGTGTCATTACCTTTACAAATAGTAGAAGATGTAACTTGAGTTCCTCCAGTGTCAGAAGTAAACCAGCCATCAAATCTATATTCTCCAGTAGCTCCTCGAGTAGGAGTAGCCAATGTTCCATATGCACTATCATAAGTTATCGTTTTAGTACTAGGAGATACTGACCCCCCGTTTGCATTGTAAGTTAAAGTATATGAGTTCGCTGTCCAATGTGCATATAAGGTAGCCGCTGCATTTGATGTGTAAGTAGTCCCATACTTTGAGCCCCCTGAAGCAGCGGTGTACCAACCAGCGAATGTATAACCTGTTCTTGTAGGCTGTGTAGTTGATAAGGTGAGAGTCTCTCCGTACCACTTTGTCTGTGATGCTGGAGCACCTGAACCGCCATTAGCGTTATATGAAACCGTATAAGATGTTTGAGCAGAAATAGAAACAGAACAAGATGCAGTTAAAGTACCTAAAGATACAGCTGTGTACATACTGCCCGAGGCAGTAAGAGATTTACTGCTATGTCCTTTTGTAACTGTCCAACTTTTGGTGCCCATGAGCTGAGCGCTTGTTGAAGTACTGAATGTATGCTTAAAACTTTGAGTACTTCCGTTAAAGGTAATACTCTGATTCATATCAGTATCTTCATTATGGGACACACCATTTCCATAGTAATACATCGAAATAGCCACTGTAGCCGAAGTGGCTCCGTTAGATGTAGTTGAATATGATAGAGTTATATATCCGCCTGCCATTAATTTTCACCTTCTTGTGCTATTACTGTCTTTAATGATAAATGACCGTTAATACGTCCAATCCACCTAAAGTTTGTATTTTCATGAATTAAGTTTACAGTCATGAATGTTGGTGCCGTAAATAATTGAGCTGCAATAAGAGCTGCTAATTTTTCTTCAGACCTTAACTGAACTTCTGACCCTGTAATCCTAACCATTGATTGAATATTCCCATTGTCATCCTTTTTTCCTAATTCTAACCAGGGGTCCTGAGTAATGTTAATAAATCCATCATAATCCTTTAAAGAAGCATTGATAGATTTTAGAATTAAATTAACATTATCTTCATATGTACCTAAATTGGAATTTAATGTATTAAGTTGGGCAATTAAATCATTGTTGTTAGAATTAATTAAAGTATCTAATCGAATTAATTTAGAAGCAGTTTCTTGATTATTAGTATCAATTTGAGAGAGTTGGTCATCCACATCTGTAAGTTTTTCTTTTAATTCATCTACGGTATCAGTAGTAGTATTTAGTTTAGAAGTATTTTCATCCACTTGGGATGTAAGTAAGTCTGTAATCCCAGTCAATTGTTGTAAAATGGTTCTAAAGTTGTCAGGATATATTACTACTAAATCATCTCCATCTTTATCTAAATCTTCTTCTGAAATTTCAGTAGTTGTACCTTCTATATAATAAACGTTATCAATTTTTTCTACTAATTTAACTGTAGGAGGCGTAGTAGAAGTGTCAGTGTATCTATATCGAATATTTGTTCCCAACAACTGTAATAAAATATCTCTTATGTCAGAATTATTTGTTTCTCCAAGCATATTTGCTATTTCTGCTGATGAATAGGCTTGAACAGCAGCATCGTAATTACTAACTTGAGAAATTTCTGAAAACGAATGAGTATTATCAGTATACCAAGTTACTTGTACTACGTATAGAGTAAAAGTATTTTCTTCTAAATTCAGTAAAGGCTGAGTTTCAGACCAAGGAGTATAAGTTTCCCCAGCTGCAACTGGAATATTGTCCACAGGAATAGTGCCAGGAGTGGCTCCTGTAGGCATAGATAAATTTGCTTTAGTAGGAATTTGCCCAGCACTTGGGAATAATTTATAATACCAATATGAAGCACTAATATCTATAGATTGAGCTAGTGTTATTTGTGCGCGTGCAATTATTTTTACAGCCAAGACAATCACTCCTTTATTTTATGCAGTAGTTGATTCTAATCTTGCTTCAAAAGTAGCTTTATTTGTTACATTCCCAGCACTGATACTATAAGTAGGACCTGTAGTAGATTCTGCTGTAGAACTTCCGTTTTTATACCATTTAATTGTACCTAAACTTGAAATTTGTGTAGATGTAAGTTCAACACCTGCTTTATACACATGGGCAGTTAATGTAGTGGAAATACTTGCATTTTTAAATATTGTACCAGCGCTTGAAGTAATAACCATAGTAATAGCATCAGCACCATCTTTTCCATTTTTTCCATCATTTACTAATCTAACAGGAGTAGTCCAAGAAGTTCCAGAAAAAACATATGAATCTGTTTGTGAAATTGCTACATTACTTGTTACCCAACAAGGATTTCCATTTGAATCTGCATCTGGTATATTTCTAACCCAACCAGTAGGAAGAGGAGATAAAGCTCCAGTTGAAAAGGTATAAGTAGACTCTGTTGTTGGTTTAGTGGCAGAAGCAGCTCGTTTATAGAGAAATACAGTGGCTTGATTTGTATTTTGAGATAAAATTGTTGGAGTAGACCACTCTGCGGACGGTATCGTATCAGTTAATTCAACAGAACTAGCTACTGCAGCTGTAATATATAATGGGTTAGTTCCTGTACATTCTGCTAAATCTTTTTTCCATAACCCCAAAGCAGATGAAGGTGTTAATTCTTTAGTACTAAAATTATATGTTGTTTGTTCTGGCTTAGCTGGTGTTGAAGTCGCTCTTTGGTATAAATATAAAGTAGCTTGGTTTAATCCCGAAGTGCCATTAGTTCCATCATTAATTGTGGCTATTTCAGTACCATCGGCAAGAATTGTAGTTACTGTTCCAGTTTTAGATGCGGTTATTTCTGGAGTATCTCCTTTTAACGCTACTACAAATTCAACTACTTTAGTATATTCTAATGGTTCTGAACTACCTGAAGGTACTGATATAGGAATTGTAATTGAACCATTTACTTTTAATCCTGCTGGGAAAGTAATAGTAATAGGTAACCTATTATTACTAAGGTCATAGTTACCAGCAGTAGCTGTAACAGTATTAGGTGAACATACAATTGACGCACCAGAGGTAATTGATGGTTGTACATACTTATTACCTTGTCGAGCTGATACATAAATAGTTTGTTCTAGTTGAGATGCCAGTCCATCATTTCCTCCATTTAATGCTATCGCATTATGTGTTAAATCAACTGAAGTACCATCCGTTAAGTCAATAATTGTTATTTGGTCAGAAGCTTTTACTACTGTAGCCATATTTTTTCTCCTTATATTTCTAATTGTGCCATAAAGGTTATTTTGTTATCTACTTCTTCTGGAGTCAATGTTAATTTAAATCCTCCTTCTGAAATTTTACTATCCGTACTTGGAATTAAATGATAATTGGTTTCCCCTTGTCGTTTCCAATACCAAACAATTCTAGCTGATGTTCCAAATACAGTTCGTAAATCTACTATGTTAGTTATTCTTGAACTACCTGAGTATATTGCAATTGTTAAATCTGTGGAAACTTGATTTGCTCTAAACATTGTTCCATTTGAAGAATCAATTTTCAGAAGAATAGCATCTTCGCCGCTATCTCCCTTTTCTCCTTGTGGACCTTGAGCTCCTCGTAGCTTATCAATAGAGATTTTAGCAGTTCCCCCATTAACACTATCTACAACCGCGTATTCAGAACCTGTTAAATAACTTTGTTCTTTTAATTCTATAATTCGTTGTCTTAAATCTGACATAATGTTACCTTAAATATTTAGCCAATAATAATTTTTCTTCATCAGACATAAGGTCATTGACACCATCGTGAAGAATAATATCTCCAACACCTAAATCAACTCTTCTAGCTGCAACATATCCATTGCCTACAGTATTAGTATCAATGTTGGAAATAGTTCTTTTTATAAATTCAATATCATGATAAGTACTAGAACCATCAGTATTAAGTGCATATTGACCTTGTTTAGAAGCAATTTCACTACCAGCATCTGTATTTATATAGTATACAAAAACATTTTCGTTGTATTTGAATTTATCTAAAACGACAGTATTAACTCCAAATACATAATGAATCAACATGCCACTAGGAAGTACCATTTTTAAATATTCATCTAATACATGTAATTCTACTAAAGATGGAGAAGTAGATAATACAATTACTATAGAATATGTTTTTATTTCTCTTCTTAATAAACCAGATATTTCTGCAGCAGATTGTTCATCTTTAGTATGATATGCTACTGCATAATCAAATATATTCATTGAATATAAATAAGCATTAAGCAATATAGCGACACTTTGAAGTGACCCCTTGTAAAACAATGCATTTGGCAATGCTGTTAATAATTCTCTGTTAGAATAAGATTGTTTATCATAGATTCCAAATTTATCTCCAATAAGAGGTAAAATAGTACTTTTCGCAAGTGGTGTAGCAGTTACAGTCTGCATAGTATCCACATTATACTTTAAAGCATTATATGTATAATCATATAGTCTACATAATATTTGAAAATCACGTGAATGTTCTATATAATAATCAGGAACCATTTCTTGTGTTCGTATCATAATTTTCCTCTTCCAATAATAAATCATATAATAATTCTGGAGAATTTATTTGTCGTTTTTCTTCGTTTATTATTACATGATTATAATCTTCATTTTGCCCAAATTCTGTATCATATACCCACCAATCTAAGGTGGTTCCGAAAATAGGATTTTTATCTTTTAAATCACACATTGTAGATAATATGAATTAAGCCATTCATTTCCAAACCACTCAGGGTTAAAATTTAATACTTCTACAATGTTATCTTCTTGTTTACGGAGTTCTGCATATCTATTAATAAACATGCAGAACTCCTCTTTTGTTAATCTCATAGAATCACATTAGGTAATAAATTTAGTTTCGATATTGTCTATATCTAATTGAGCAATTGTAAATGGATTATAAACATGATTTTTATTCCAAAATTCCTTTGGTTGTAATGGGTCTGTAATAATATCATTAGAATTAGGAACATGTGTATAATTATATTTATTATTGATATCTAAGGCTCTTACTTTTTCTTTAATTTCTTCAAATGCACTTCCAAAATTAGGATTAAATTTGAAGATATCTCCTAAAACAACTGTAATAGAAGTGTCATTATCAGGTGTCAAATCAGACCCATCTGGATTCTGTATCTTTACATTTAATGTACCAGTATATGAAGTGTTTACTGAATCTAAATGTAAATAAGCAAAATGAAGTTTATCACCTAAGAAATAATCTTTAGGTACATATTGACCAGTTTCAGTATCATAAATTGTATCTGTATATGAAGTTAAAATTTGAGATACTGTAGAATTAGCAGCTATGATATCTAATTTATCCCCCTGTTGTGGTTCATATCCCTGCATAGGATTGAGTCCATAATCTAATAAGTTAGCAATTACGATAGCAGTTGACCCATGAACTAATTCCCAATGCTCTTGCTGAGAATTATATCGCACTGTATATTCACCCCATTCATAATTAAGCTTATTCATAAATACAGACCCGTCAAATCCCATATTATTCTCTAAAGTGCTACTACTATATGTAAGTTCAAAATGAGGGACATTATCATTATAAGTCAGCATAATTCGAATATCTGACATACCATTAACAGGAATAAGATAATCACCTGAATTTAACCTAATATTTTCAATATTAATTCCAGAAGGATTAAATGTATAATTGGCTAATGTGTCTGCTTTTTTACAGTATACATACGTATTATGGTCATCAGATACAAAAGAATAATCTGCACTATCAGGGGAAATATTATAAACATATAAACAGTTTAAAATATTTTCTTGTGTCAAGCTGGATGTACTTACTTGAATAAATGTACCTGTTAAATTTGTCATTGGGTATTGTAACTGGAAGTGAATGTTAGAATTAGAATCTGAGTTCCCATCAATAGTAGCTATTTGAGTTCTTGCGTCATTATATAAAATTAATGATTGATTTGAATCTAACTTTTGTCCATTACTATTATTTGTATTTAATTGTAAGTTAGAGTAAGCTTGCCAATTACAATTATTTACATGTAATTTATCTAAAGTGGCTATTTCATTTCCTACACGTTTATACATCACACTGTATTTGTCTAAATCTAAAGTTACTTCTTCATTACTAAAAATTGGTAATTCCAGATTAGGAGAATTAGAATCTTCAGATTCAACAGAAATAATATCTCCTTGGGATAATGTGTATAACTGTGTTTGATTGATACTCAAAGATGTATCTGGTTGTACACTTTGGAATAAAGTCCTCATTACTGTCAATGGATTAGAAGTTAATTCTAAAGAATCAACAGCAGGACATACCCAAGAATCCACATGAGTATAAATTTTTGTTCCGTATTCGTTTAATTTATAATATTGCTTATTAGTATATGCATACCAATTTCTCATCCTATACCATAAGGGTTTAAAATAAATTCCTGTAGTATATGAACCATCATCCAAAGTATGGAAAGCAGTATATAATATGTTAAACCAACCGGTTAACGCATCCATAGTATCTCTGTAAGAATATACACAATGATTATTTAAGCTGTAAGTTACAGTAGATAATGTAACTCCTTCTTCTATCTGTCCACTTTGTCCAATCACTATATAAGGATACTCAGTAAAATATTTTTGTCCAGCACTATTAATTATATTAGCATTAGAGTATGCAGATATTTCTATACCTGCAGAGCTTGTGCTCTTATTTTTATATGCTCTGATAGAAACATCAAATGCTGTATATCCTATCGGTTTTCGTCCATTTGTAGCCATAGAATATTGAACAATATTAGCAGCATTAGGTTGTAACTTTCCAAAATTCAAAGCTTTAGTTAAATCATTTATGTACATAAATAATCCAATTGAAGGAGTTGCGGTAGCTCTATTAATAAATCCTAAACATAAGTTACTCTTAAGAATTCGCTTTGCTTGTTCACTTAATGAGCCAGTAGCTGCTATTATATCATCGGGTTGTAATTGGACATACATACCATTATTAATTGAAGGCCAAGTTATTTTAGTGTTAGATGCATTGAAGGAATCTAATTGCCAATCTGATACTTGTTGTGAATTTAATACATGATTATTTTTCCAATCAGCATTAACAGCGTCAATTAAAAGTTGTCCAACTAATTTAGATTTATTATCAGTGTATATATTAGTTAAACTATTTACCGAACCATATAATCCATAATTATCTACCTCTCCTCCAGAAGAAGGCATTTCTAAATAAGGACTATGGGCTTCAACTAAATATTTCCACAATACATCTTGAGAACCTAATCTATAATAGCTTCCTTGGGGCATGAGGTTTGCATTATCCGACAGTGGTTCAAATAATCCATCTCCAAATACAGCATGTGTAAGCTGCTTTCCATCAACACCACCCTTTAATACCCAATCATTAGAAAATGGGTCATAGGAAGTTAATGAATCAGTATTAATTAAAATATTCCCAATGGGTGCATTTGTGTCAATTAAATTACCATCTACATTGGTTAAAAATCTAGAAGTTAAAATTGTATCTTCATCTTGAGCTACCGCAGCGTATCTATTTACTGTAGAAGAATAAGAAATGGCTTGGTCTGAAATATACATATCACTATCAGTACAATCCTTACTTGGTAAATAATATGTATCGGTTAATGGTGTACCTTGATATTCTATTTTTTCATAAAATCCATATTCTGATGGAGAAATATCCTGGGTTATATATGTGGATTTAATATCAATAGGTGAGAATATTGAGGTTGTAGGTGGAGAAGATATTATATATTCTCCAAATCTATTTACATACCAGCCAGAAACATCTTTCATAAGTAATACATAATAATCTTTGGAAGCATCTTCCACTGTATCATTACTTCTTACATAAGCATAATCTACATATTCATAGAATCCATTGGCTTTAGGATTCATTTGTTGAATACCAGCACTAATATCCACAATAATATTAAATCCGGAAGCATTGATAGAACCAGTACTATTTTGTAAATCATGCCAATTTACAAATACATATGGATATAAGGAAGTTAAAGGAGTTACAGGAGCATTAATACCACAATTTCTAGTGATGGTAGTACCTGCTCCTAAAATTCCTAAATTAGATAAGGACGAATCTGTGTAATATAAATATTCCCCATTTTTTAAAGTGTAAGAATTTGCTGTAATTAAATTAGTTAAATTTATATCTTCTTCAGGATTATAAGAGTCAAACAACTGGTATTGTTTTAACTTTTTATTTTTATCTGGACTTACATCATTTAATGACCAAATAAATCTATATCCCTCATCATCATTAATTGTAATATTATTTAAAGTTTGAGCTGAAATAGTTTCGTTTGTTCCAATTTTAGTGTTGTTTATAGTAGAGTCATTGTTTATCATACCTACTTGAGCTACTCTACTTTCAGTATAAGTATATAATTTAGTATCTGAAGAAATTTCTGAAGGAATAACTAAACTTGTAGCCATTTCTCCATATTGTGTTAATGAATCTCTCGCTGCAATTGAAAACGATGGATTAATAATAGCGTTTTCACCATATACATACACCGTAAAACTTCTTAATAAACCTTCTGAATCTAAATTACTTATATAAAATATAAAATACTCACCTTTTTGTAACTGATATGATTGTTCAGCTGCAATGTCAGCATAAATTTTATATTCATAATGTACACCAGAAGTATAACTTTCTACTTCAGTTAATAATGGTCTGAATAATGTCAAAGTTTCATTTTCTTTTAATGTATATGACCTACGCACATGCGGATTAGAAGAATCAGAAATAATATAATATGGTTCCTGGTGGTTCATATTAATAATTGCTTTTCCAGTAATGTATTTCACATCTTGATATTGACCAATAAATTTCTGATTCAAGTGATATGCAAAAGTATTATCCGGAATTAATAATTGAGTAACTCCTGCTAAAATGGATTTACAAATAATATCCTTTCCAAATAATTGAGCAGTTACATTGTCAAATGTAGGTCTTGTATATATTCTACCCATATTAACTTCTTCAGCAGTTGCAGGTAATTTAATTTCTTTAAACAACTGTTGATATTCATCCCAATAAATGGCGTAAGTAGTATAGGTCAATGCTTCAAAAGCTACGTTTTTAACACGAGCATCTGCATCTTTTACAATTTGAGTTAAATAATCTAAGGAAATACTATCACCAAATTCGATATTTGAACTATCAAGATTTTGATAAAATGCGTGAATAATATTTGCTCTTATATCTTCTTGAACATCTCTACTAACAATATTATAAGTAGAAATACTCATACTGATAGGATACTTATTTTTAAAGAATACAATATGAGGTAATAATGGTTCTTTCTTTTGCTCATATAATCCTAATGCTGCAGGATTTACAGAATCATCTCCTTGTTGAGGTAAAATAGCTTCCTCATATGTTCCATCATCTTTTAAATTGTAGTAGGTTCTAGGAACTAATTCTGCTTGTTGTGTGTCAGGATTATACCTTTCAACCATTTCAATGGTTGTATCTGTTGTTCTTACATATTCAGTAACTTGAACATAAATATATGAATTATATGTTTTACCTTCTGCTTGGAAAATATAAACTACACTATTTGGTTGTTGATATTTATATTTTTCTTTATCTTCACTGGATAATACTGCATATTCTCCTCTAAAGTTACGATAATAATATGTTGCAGTAGGCATCCATTTAACATCGGATGTACGTTTAAAATATGTATCATTCGTATATAAACCCATTTCTGCAGGATTATATGTTTGATACAATAAATTGGTAACTACAACAGGAATACATCTATGAAGGGAAGCATCATATCTGTAATATACTTTATTGATATTTCCATTTTCATCAGTAGAAATACGTGTATCAGAAGTAACTTCATAAGTTCCATATCCTAAAGGTTCAATATCCTTAAATGTATGGACTAAGTGAGAAGTATCTTCTAGTAAGGTTTCAATATCAATATCATCAGAAAGCAGATTAAAGGAATTATCATAAGCAGCCCTTGATGTTAACGCAATTGATTTTTGAAGTAAATAAAATTTCAAATCAAATGGTGATAAAATATCTTTTGTTTGTAATTCATAGTAAGAAGAAATATCTCTAACATCAGGAACTTGAACAGGAACAAAAGAACCTTGTGTATTAAATACATAATATACTTTAGTAGATTGTATATCTTCATCTGTGGTCTTTACAAATTTAACATCTGTATAATCTTGTTCTACCTCAGTAACAACAGAATCTACTCCTCTGTATTTATTAACAATTTTATATGAAGATTGAACATCATTAGTTCTGTCTGTTACAATAGCATTTGAACATAAATCTAATTCTTTAGACCTTATGAAATTAAGATAATCTCTTAAAGTAATAAGTGTTTTAAATGTACCAACTACCTTTTTGTAGTTTGTATACGCTTCATTTATTCCTTCTTTATCTGCATGACCATATGCAGCTGCAGTATTTGAAATTTTAACTTTTTCTGAATTAAGAACAACACTGCCGTTTTCAACTGTTAAGTTAGTTAAAAATCTGGATAAAAATTGTGCTGGTACATCGGAATAGTTTTCATCAGTACTAAAAGTTAAATATGTAATTTCAATACCACTTCCAAATAATTCTGCATAGTTATCTGGAAATTCTAAGTAGCATAAATTAGCAGCACTATCATATCCAAATTTATATCTATGGACATTATAAGAATATTCATATAAATTGTTTACTCTGTGCCATTCTGCGTAGTTATCTTGATTTGTATTTTTAATAAACACACCATTTTCAAATGCATATGCAGTAGATAAATATAATCTATTATTATTATCTACCATGTTTGGTGTAATTATAATTCTATCATTAAATGTATATTGTACAGGTATACCTTCATAAGCAATCATATTTAAATTCATGCCACTATCAGTATAAAGTAAACCATCTGAAACAACAACTTCTTTATCTCCCTGTACACCTACTAAAGAGTAAACTACAGTTTCATTCTCATCTGTAATTGTTGTAAATTTTGGGATTGTGTACGATATTACAGAGCCATTTTCATTGACAGTTTTAGTTTTCCAACTTAAAGTTACCGGTGCAGTGGCGGCTCTGTACCAATTCATATAATACCCAAGTTGTTCATATAATTGTCTTGCATTTGAATCTTGAGTAACAGATAATGGGAATGCTTCCAATATGCTCTTGTCTATGTTATAATTCATTTTATCTGCTAATAATGCAGATAATTTTACTAACACAACTCCAGGGTCAGATTCATCAGAAATAGAAGGGTCCCAATTTTTAGTTAACTGTTTTACCATATCTAATACTTCAGTATAAATTGAAGAAAAATCTAGATTAGTATATGATAAATTTTGATTTCCATTTACAATGTCTTGTGCCATTTAATTTCCTCTTTTAATTATTATTTTCTGTTTCTGATAATAATTGGATATCATATAAATTAGATTCAATTCCTGAATCACTTCTCACCTTTATAGATGCCATAACTACATTATTTACAATATTTATAGTTATGTCATTTCTATACACTGTAATTTGAGGCATATATGAATATATAGCTTCAAAAATGTCATCTATAATTAAATCCCTTATTATGGGGTCATAAGCTTGTTCCCATAATAAAGTTTTTAATTTTGTTCCGTAATAGGGGTCACCAAACAAAGCTCCTTTATCAGATGCTAATAATGCAGTTAAATTACTTTTTATAGCATTATAATCTTTATAAAGATTCACTTTTGACCCATTAAAAATGTTTGGAAAAGCAATTGAAAACATGATTCCCTCATAAAATATTATACATTAAATTTAGCAATAGCAAAAGAGTAAATCAACCTGTTAAGATTGATTTAATATATGTGCCCACTTTTCAATAGTAGTATCTGATAACAAAATCTTATCTTCTATCCTACCTTCGGACATAACAGGGATTATCTCATTATCTTCATTTAAAGTAAATACTGGATTAAATAACCCTGTAACTCTTCCTGCTTGTACTTCATTACCACTATCAGTTTTTGTGTACTTATACGCTGTTAAATCATCTGAAGATAAACCACCAATGGTCAACATAGTCCCATTTTTATTTACATCAACAATATAATTTATGCCTGGAATATTAACTAGAAAAGTAATTTCCCCATTAAATGAAACCGGAACAGCAAAGTCATTTACTATATTAGTCAAGGTACAAGATAAATCATAGGATAATGTTGGGTCTGTATTTTCAACATTAATATAAATATAAATGCTTTGTGCATCTACTACTATTGTATTAGTAATACTATGATTAGATAAGGCAGTTGTAATGCCTTGTGAAGGTGTAATTCCTACAAAATTATTTCCTGATGTAACATTTCCTGCTAAATTTCTAATTGAATCATCACTTGGAATAGAATAGCTTGATGAAAATTTTATATAGCCACATACACATTTACCATTATCTCTATGCTGATTCATTAAAAACGATTCAGCATTTGGGTAACCTTCATGAACTTTAAAGGCACTAGCAGGAATTGAATGTGAAGCCCTAATAAAATTATAACTAGCATATGTAGTTCTTCCTAATAGAGAGGATTTTCTTTTATATACTGCAGCCGCATAATATGTTTGTCCACTATGTATAGCTCCAGCAGATACATGAGTAACATAAGGACTATAATCATCATTATATAAATCTGTGATTGCATAATCTGTAGAACTTGCAGGAGCAGTAGTTCCAAATTTCCAATAACCACTAAATGTATAATTGTTAAAATCTGATGGAGTAGTACCATATCCCAACTTCACACTATGAGCAGCTCTGACAGTAGTAGAATGTGTTGTTCCACCATATTCATAATAGATAATAGTACAGGAAAGTTCTTGCCAAACCGCATATAAAGTGATTGTACTTCCTGCAGAAGTCAGATTTTTTACTGAAGCTCTGTCTGTATATGTAGGATTAGTAGCAGTGCTTGAAGTTGACCAACCTAAAAAAGTATAATCTTCTCGAGATAACCCCGATGCTGAGGGCAATGTATAAGATTTATCTATTTCATATGATTTATTTGAAATAGCACCTTGCCCACCATTAGCATTAAATTTAACTGTGTAAGTTGATAATTTCCATATAGCATATAATGTGACATCACTATTTGTTTTATAATAATCCCCTGCAGAATATGCTACGGACCCAGTTGAAGAAGTTGCCCAGCCAAGAAAATCATATCCACTTCTTGTAGGTACTGTACTTGATAATTTAAGGTCAGTTCCATAAGTTTTAGTTTGAGCAGAAGGAGCTCCACTTCCTCCATTAGCATTATAATTAACTTTATAAGTTACAATGGTCCATTTTGCATATAAAGTTGCACCAGCATTAGCTGTATAATTACCTCCAGCAGAATAATTGGTACCCGTACCACTAGAATTAGTATTCCATCCACCAAAAGTATACCCAGTAGCTGAGATAGCATTTTGTAATTTTAAAGTTTCATTATACCACTTTGTTTGAGCGGATGGAGCAGTACCATGTCCATTAGCATTATAAGAAACAGTATATGAGGTTTTTGCAGCTATTGATACTTTACATGTTGCAGTTAAGGTTCCAAGAGAAACAGCAGTATACATACTGCCTGAGGCAGTTAACGATTGACTGTTATGTGTTTTTGTAACTGTCCAGCTCTTAGTACCCATTAATTGAGCACTAGTTGATGTACTAAACGTGTGTTTAAAACTCTGCGTACTTCCATTAAAAGTAATGCTCTGACTCATATCAGTATCATTATTATATGATACCCCATTGCCGTAATAGTACATTGAAATAGCAACAGTTGCTGACGTAGCTCCATTAGAAGTAGTTGAATACGATAAAGTTATATATCCACCAGCCATTAATTAGTACCTCTTTCTCTGATAACAAGTCTTAAGTGTCCATCACTCGCAGCTTCAAAAGCAATATTATTAAAATATAAATAATTATTATCTGTATTTACAGCCATACTATCATTTTCTGATAATTGTATATAAGATTTATTAGAAATATTTAATGAATTATTTCCTACATTAATAGCAGAATTTATACCAATTTGTGTATTAGTGTTATCTTCTACAGCTCTTCCATATAAATATCTTTCATTAGTTTGAACTCTCTCTAATAAATTATCAAAAGCGTCATTAATGAATTTCTGTATTCTTACTTTTATAGAAGCCCAAGCATAATCAATAGGATTGTTTGATGGATTTGGATTAATTGAATAATAAAATCCAATATAATCACCTTCAACACTTCCTAATTCATTTTTATCAGTAAATAATGCTATGTTATAATCGGATTTGATTCCTTCTAATATTGTCATTTCATAAGCTGCAGTTACAGTTTGTGCAAACTTAAATGTATCTGGTAAGGAAAATGATGGTTCAGTTGAAACCACAACTTGTTCTGTGCCATCAGGAAATATTGCAGCAACATTTGTAGAAAGATAAACTTTATCAACAGCATTTTTTCCATAATTATCTACAATATTCCAAATAATAAATGAGGATTCCGGATTACAAACTATATTAGAAGCATAATATTTATTAGTTTCTAAATCATATTTTTCATCTGAATAATCATATAAAGATGTAAATGTCACGCCATTATCATTAGAATATCTAATATGAATATATGAGTTAGCTTTTTCAAGTTTTTGAACAGAGGAAGTAACACTATTTAATGCTTCAGATAACTCAGGAAAATCTATGGAATCTCCTCTATTATTTTCAGTATATAATAATCCTAAAATAACTGGCTTATCTATTTCATTATTTTCAAATCCAACTAAAACAATATCTCCTACAGAGTAACTAACTAATGTTCCTGGAGACGAACATATAATACTTGTGGATAAATCATTATATGAAAACCCATCGTTAGCCATCTTGTTATATTTAGGTATTCTGACTTTTACTTGATAATTATTTTCAATAGATTCTACTATTGCTTTTTGTATCATGTTGTAACCCTTCCATCTGAAGTTAATTGTTCAATGTCACTAGCAACTCGGGTTAATCCTAAAACAGTTCTGCAACCATTTCCAGAAATAATATCTTGCTGTTCAGTGACTATATACAAACCACTCGTTAATCGTTTTTGTCCAAAATAATAATTGTTTATTCTTATATAATTTAGCAACATAATAGGTGCTATCAATTCTTTAGTTGTTAACGTGGCTGTGATTGGAAATCTAGTTAGTTGTTTCCAAGTATTTTCATCTATTCTAAAATCAGATGTAGATGAGGTAGCAGTTATTGTGTTTAATGCTTGTTGTCTATGAATATTACCACTAGAATCCATATCATAGTTGTAATTGACTATTTTATTAGCTGTTTCATAAGCTGCAACCCAACCATAATTGGTAGTAACATTAAAATCAAAAATCATATTTTTATCAGGATATCCTACATCCACTTCATACATAAAGTCAGATGGTTTAAGATTACCAGATATAATTTCTTTTATTTTAAATGTATTTCCTTGAGCTGAGTCTAAATCATTTAAAACTAAGTAGTAAGTAGATTTACTGGCTAAATCATCATTTTCATTCACCATTAATGCAGTTAAATATGATAAATACTCAACTATAGTTTTATTTGTAACTGCAGAAATTTCTACTACTTTATCATTTGAGGGAATTAATCCTAATTCTGAAACTCGATTAATATCTTTCATTCCGGTAAAATAATCAGTTAATGCAAGAACTTTATCGGTAATTAAATTTTTAATGACATTAGATGGCTTATCAGTAACAGCTGGGAAATTTAATTTAGTTGTAGCAGTAATATAAGACAAACTACTAGCTGAAATAGTATACGATATAGTATTACTTGTAAAGTCAAAAGATGTTTTAACATCTGTTAATAGTGCTTCTATATCTTGAAAATATCTTCCTGACGCAGCGTCACCATATGAAATTTTAATCTTATTATATCCCTGTGCTGATAATAATTCTGCAATATAATTAGGATTATCCCCAGGTGAAATTTGATGAATTAAATTAATTGTATATTCATTTAAGGTGCCATTTGTTTTTAATATATTTATGGATTGAATATAATTTGGATAAGAAGTGTAGTGATTCGCTACTGTATATGTGCCAAATTTTACACCTGCTATAGTAACTTCACCAAAGGGAGCTTCCACACAAGTTGTATAAATTGGAAGATAAGACCCAGATGCTGCCTTATTAGATTGAAATTTAGCAGTCATGCCTTTAGATTTAATATTAGCAGCAGCAACAGTAGCTTCTACATTTTTTAAAACCTTTATAGCTCCATCCGTAATATTATTTAAAATATCAGTAGTATCTCTTGATAATAAATTTTTTATTTGTTGAGATAAAAGTTGTGCTTCTTGTGATTGTTTATTTTTATTATCTTCTTCTTTTTTCTGTATATAAGTAAAATTATCTGATGAACTTAAGGTTTCTACAGTTTTGTTAAAATCAAATGCTACTCCTTCTGCACCTGACGCAGCAGAAGAAGCTACACCACGATATCGTGATTCATAAGTTTTAGCTGAAGATTCTCTTCGTGCATAGTTAGCAGCCCATTCTGCAGGTCTTTCCCACTCCCTACAAAATTTATCTGCAATTTCTTCTACAGTAAGTGATGTTTCTTTAGTTAAATAGGTATATAAGGAAGAATATCCGATTTTAGTTTCATAATCTAAAAATTTACATTGACCTTCTAAAGAATCTAACGCATATCCTTTTTGTTGTAAAAATTTTTCTAAATTAGCTCTTCGACCAAATGTCCATTGACAAATTCCTAAAGAGCCATATCCATCAAATGATACAGCAGTAGTTCTAAATCCAGATTCTTGATTTATATTACCCATGACTCCACAAGTTCCCTTATGAGTCCAACCAAGTTCTCTTAAATAGAAATATGTCTTGGCTTCGTTGCCATATGTTTGTATTAATTCTGCTTTAGTCGCCATATCAAATTCCAACTCTCACTAAAGATAATGTAGTTGTATACCCATTTCCACTAATTGAATCATTTTGTCCTGTTATCATATATACACCTGAAGCTAAATCTTCGTTTCCATAAAATAACACATTTACTTTTATCATAGACCCTAAAATAACTGGTTTTACAAGACCCTTTAAAGTTAACTGAGCTGTAACTGGATATTCTGTTACCTTTTTCCACCAATTAGATTGAATCACATTTCTTTTGTGAAAATCATTATTTGTTACTAAAGGATTAACTGAAGTTCTAAGAATATTTCCCATATTATCAATATCATAATCCCAAACAGATAATTTTTTATTGTAATTATAAATTAAAGGAAAATACACACCATTATCTAATGAAAAATTTAATACCATAGTGTTGTCAGGATATCCAACATTTACTTCAAAGTATCTATCTTGTAAAGTTTCGATATTATAAGTTTTAATTTCATTTATTTTTATATATGGACCTCCAAATTCATTTTTGGTATCATCCATGTATAGCAAAATATATGTGGAATTATTTTCATCATTATACATTCCATCTACATAGTACTGTAATTGTGATATTGGAGAAGAATTTATTCGAGTTTGAGTTGTTACAGTAGTGTCATTTGTAGGTATTAATCCTCTACTATTGACTAACGTTGAGGACCTCATACCAGGTAAAGCATTTAATAGGGCTTGACTTTGTTCTGTATTTGAATAGAATAAATTATTAATCAATGTCGAAGGTTTTGCAGTTTGAGAAGCATATGTAGTGTTACTTCCTGTTGCTTTAATGATTGAAGATAAAGCCGTAATAGTATATGATAAAGTCTTATTTGTTACTGATTCATTAAATGTAACATCTGTAATAATAGCCTCATCATCTCTAAACAAACTAACTCCATGAGAATCACCATAAAGTAATCTAATTTTATTAGTAAACCCAGTTCGACTTAATAATTTATCAATGAAATTTGGGTCCTCTCCATATCTAACTGTGTATATCAAATTAATTGTGTATCTATTTATCTGTCCACTAACCTTTTGAATTTGTAAAGATTGAATATAATTAGGATAATTATCTCCAACGTTTCCATACCCGCCAATTATCACCCCATTTAAATCTAACAGAATAGTAGGAGCCTCAATTACATTATTATTTGTTAAAAGTTCTCCTGGTCTAGTTAAAGTAACTCTTGGAGTCGATTTTGAAATATTTACAGAAACTTTTAATAAATCATCTAATACTGCGGTAAGGGTTTTTCTAGCTACAACTTGTCCTGCTTCTAATACTTCATTAGCAGATTTTTCTGTTAATGGTGGATTAAGTTTTGACAGTGCTTCTTTAAATGATGTAGCTATTCCATATTCTCTTGGAGCTGTAGATTGTTCTCTTTGAATAAAAGAATAATTATCTGAGCTATAAAGTTTGGCAACTTGTTGCTCAAGATTTAATCCTTGTCCAGTATCAACACCCATAGCGGTTGAAGATTCTCCTGGATTGGCTTTCATATTGAATTTTTCAGGCATGGAAGAAGAAGTACAAATCCAATACGCACAAGCTAAACTGCTCATTGTATCTTCAAAACAATGCCATCCATCATTTTTTCTCCCGCCTGAATCACGAGTATAAAACCAATGTTTACTATTTTCTATTTTATACCCGGTGGCAGCAACATAATGACCTCCAGCTGTCCAAGTGATTCCTCCTTGGGTTCCACTTCCGAACAAAATGATTATATATCTATGTCCCTTGTTCATATGTTCCCAAAGAGTAGCAGGAGAAGGATAAGATAAATAGGTACAGTCAACGCCATAATGCCGCAGAGTATCTGTCATGCCAGACCAAGTCGAACCAGCATTAGCAATAGCATACCCTTTAGAATTCATGTAAGCACCAGTAATTTTAGGAGTTATGCTCGGTAATATAGAATTGGCCAGAATATTGGCGATAGAAGTAGGTCCACATCCAGAATTTGCCATATTATCTGGTGAATATGGATAAGGATTATTTTCCCATCCACCCTCATATTGCCTAAATGTTACACTCATAAATTACCTACCCTAACTAACGATAATGTAGTTCTATAACCTGTTCCTGATAAAGAATCAGTTTGACCAGTAATAGCATAAATTCCACTTGTTATATGTTGTTGCCCATAAAACATAACATCTATATTAATATAGTCCATTAACATTACTGGTTTTAATAGCCCTTTGATAGTCAATTGAGCTGTCAAAGGAAATTTTATCATTTGTGTCCACCAATTTTTATTGACTTCACTTAAGATATTAGTATTAGATACTAATGATGGAGAATATTGTTTTGTTAAATCCCCATTATTAGTTATTGTGTAATAATATTCAACTGCTTTTTGATTATTTTTATATAATAGTTCCCAAGCTTGAGTTGTATCAACTGAAAAATTATAAACTATATCCTTAGGATATCCAACAGTAATATTATAAATTCTATCCGTAATTTTTCTTGGGTCTACATCTGCTAATACTTCTGTAACCTTTATATAAGCCCCATCAGGATTTGTTGGGTCATTATCAACGAAAGTAGAATAATATACTGATTCTCTTAACACATTTTCTTGATACACTTGATTACTCATACACCCTACTAAATAATTAATGTAATCAATAATATGGGCATTTGGTTGAGCTTCTATGTCAACAACACAATCATTCGAAGGAAGTAAACCATTACTTTCTACAAAGGTTCGATTTTTCATTCCTGGAAAGGCTTCTAGTATAATGGGAGAAGTTTGAGAGTTATTATAAATAATATTTCTCAATACAGACGATGGTCTATCTGTAACTGCAGGGAAATTTGTAGTATAAGTTTTTATTAATTCTCCTTCTGAAGTAGCTTCAATTGTATATGTGATTGACATTGCAGTATAATTTCTATTCATCACTACATTTGTAATCATAGCATTTATATCTTGAAAATATTGACCAGAATTAGAATCACCATATTTAATTTTTATTTTATCATAATTAACAGTTGAAAATAATTCATCAAGCAAGTTAGGGTCTTCTCCTAATCTTATTTGATGAACCAATGTGATTGTATATTGATTAATTATTCCATTTTGTCTAGATACTTGCAATCCTGATACATAGTTTGGATATATATCTAAATCATTTTTATATGACCCTATCTTATAGCCACCTATTTCTAATTCAATAAATGGGGATTCAACAGTGTTATCACTGATAGATAAAAGGGATTGTCTTTTAATTATCTTGGGTGTAGCTTTAATTGTTGAGGCTAATTTACTTGCAATAGTATCAAGTGCTACTTGTGTGACTAGTGATACTGAATTTCGTATTGCGTTTGTTACATTTTCTATTGCGGAAGTAAAATTATTTGTTGCATTATTAATTGTATTTTTAAATGTTTGTACTGATGATAGTTGTGATACATCCACAGAAGGTGAAGCAGAAATAAATGAATAGGAATCCGAAGAACTTAACTTAGAAGCTCGTTTTTGGAAATCAATAAATGAGCCTGTTTCTTCTGCTATTGCACTTGATGAACCTTTGAAAATCTTAGGATTATAAATAAAGCCTTGAAAACCATATCCTGCGTCATTCCAATTAGGATAATGTCTTTCAACTACTTTAAATACATAGGCGTTATAGCCACTTTCAGAGGTTTTAATGGTTTTACCATCATTACTAATTTCTTCTACGATTGCGACATGTCCTAATCCAGAAAAAGGACCATCTCTTAAACATAATACAGCACCTAATTTAGGAGTACTGCCTTTGGAATACCCATAAGTTTGACTATACCAATTTTCAGCATTTCCTCTTCCTAAATAGCAATTAGGAGCATCTGAAGTCTGCCCCATAATTTCATGAAATCTTCCCCATGCATAAGCAGTGCAGTTACCTCCTGCCCACATAGATAAATCACCTTTAAAAGGATTACCAGAAGAATAATATGTACTTGATGAACTGGGCTGAGTGAATCGAGGCGAATATGTAGGTAATCCTCCTCCACCATCAGTCATTGCTGTAACTGGCATTAATACTCCTCATATTTAAAATTAGTTCCCAAAGTAGGTATATATAAAATATCTCCTGGTGTAGGAGGAATAAACGAATCTAAAATTCTATTAAAGTCGCAAATTATCCAATAATAAGTGGGATTGTTATAGAACCATAATGCAATTGAATCATAACTGTCTCCCTCTTTGACTTTATATGTTTGATAAGAATTATCTTGACTTAACCATTTTGAAGTTTGCATTTGATTTTTCTTATCAAGTTTATTGTAGTAATAATTAAACCCATTATATCTAGAATAATAATTACTTGTTTTTATTGTTTTATTTGTTAAGATATCCATATCTTATTCCTTATAAAGTAACTGACATGTGTTGTTTTTTATCATCAAAAGTTATTATAGGGTAACTATTGGAGGGTGGTTGATACCCACCTCTATTCCCATACCCAGTATAATCCAAAGCACTGGCTGTATTAACAAATAATCGTTCTCTCAAAACAGCATTTCCTGCATGAGGAATAATTCTAAATGTTGAATCCTTGAAAGAAGCAGGTAAATGAGTATGACCCACAATAAAACAATCAGCATCTATAATTGACCCAAAATCAGCTAATGCATTTATTTTTCCACCAGGTCGTCTTCCCCCACCATGTCCGTGATTAACATAAATGCTATATTGTCCGGAATGATATTTATCTTTTCGATAACCAAACCTTAAAAATATCAATGCACTAGTGTCTGAATATAAATGTGACAGTCCCAATTCAGCAGCTAATAAAGAAGTCATATTTACACCAACGGATTTAGAAATTCTTTCTTCATGATTGCCAGATACAATTCCAAGAATTTTATCTTTTATAGGATTAAATAAATCATAACATTTTTCTAATTGTTTTGATGGTTTATATAATTCATTATAGATATCGCTTTTAGAACCTACAATAGCAGTATTCATTAAATCACCAATCAATATTGTATAGCGATTTTCATTTGTGACAATGCCATCAATCAATGATTTAATAAGTTTTTCTTGAGATGCAGGGTCTCCTATATGTAAATCAGCAATAGGTACAACTTCAATAGGTTTATTATTACATTCTAAACTATGTACAAATCCATTTAATTTCAATACGTATTCCTCTTATCACATAAGGTTAATTTACTTGTCAAGATATTTATTATTTTCTCTTTTAAGGTCAAACTCTATTGGATGATATATAAATCCTAAAAAATATGAATGTGCATATTCTAATTGCCATCCTCCAGTTCCAATTTGACTTGACCCAGGATAAATTAATTTATTTGGTAAATTTCCTAAAGTCCATCCACTATGAGAAATTTCAATGTTAAGAATATTTCCTTGATTATCATGCATAATATCTTCTACTATGGCTACATGCCCTGGCATTCCTTCTGGGTCAGCATAAAATGCCCAACACCCAATAGCTCCTAGTTTAGGTATGATACCCGTTTTATATCCACTCAATGTAGCTATTTCAATAAATTTATATGCATCTTTAAACTGCAGCCATGGTTTCCATGTATGAATAGATTTTTGTTTGGGAGATGCAGTATCCCACAATTCCATAAATCTTCCATAAGCATACCAAGTACAATTACCATATGAATTTTTCTCATAATTGTAACTTGGAAAAGGATTTAAATATGTATAATAAGGTAAACCACTTTGAGCTAATTGTTTACAATCAGGATTTATTCGTTTAACAAATGTAGGTTTTAACATATATTATCGGGTCATTTGACGCATAATGCCCGATGAACCTCCTCTCACTAATGCAGTGGATTGTCCTGTTGTGGTACCAGTTGCAGATGAAGTTCCAGCACTTACTGTGAGTCCTGATTGAACGCCACTAGAAGCTTGCCATCCAGAACCATTCCTATATTGTCCTATATTAGGTAAAATACTTGCACTGTAAGGAGTTGTTTCAGTAACACTGAAGTTCAATCCTACTAAGGCATATTTATTTTTACCAAAATATTCAACAATAGGTAATTGGAATGTGTGTGAGCAAGCACTTACAATACCTTTAATGAATATATCATCTCGTAACTTTAAAGATACAACTGGTGGATTGACAATCTTACCTGCAGAATTATAATCGGGTAAAACCATTTGGTCTAAGTTCATAATTAATGCATCTACACAGTCATACCCCAAATTATTATATTCGTTACAAATATCCCTATGCAAAGTAAAATTTACAGAAACAGTTCTGGGTCCTGAATTTTGATATGAAAATATAGGAGCACTCCTACTTAAAGGGGTATTAGAAGCAAAACTAGCACTCATACTATCTGAGATTGCATCAGGGTCTACAGGTATAATTATTTTAGTATTTGTATGATGAAAGTAAACATAATTTTCTTCAGGTATGTTTAATTTCTTTTGAATTTTTATAGGCATTATTATCTCCTGTTAAGTAATGCTTCAATTTCTGAAGTTACATAACCTAAGTTATCATCAATATATTCATACTCATTAAGTTTAGAATAATTTGATATCAATTCTCTATACCTAAAATACCAATAATTAGCATAATAATGCTCATCTATTGTAGTATATAACTTGTGGAATGATTCCAATAATCTATCCATATCTAAATTAATTGAATCAAGTCCACAAATAGCATTCCACAGTAAAAACTGTATTAATGTATCTGAGAATGGTATCTTTTGTTGAACATTCATTCGCATTAATCTTATATCATGAATAAATAATTTATCTAAATAATTTTCAGGATAATCCCTCAAAGAATGTTCATTATAGTATTTTAATGATTTAGTGTGAGTATAATCACCCTCTAAAACCACTATATTTGAATCAAATCCCTTAGGCACTTGAATTAATAAGTATAAGTTATCTTCTATAGAATCATACATTTCACAATGTACATCTTCAATATCATAAATGTATGTGAACTCTTCTTGTTCTTCTACATCTGTATAATAAGTTTTTGTAACATCTATCCTCGTATCAGTTGTAGGTTCTGTTGCAGTTGCAGAATCTTTCCAATTTAATTTATTAGGATTTACATTACAAGTATAATAAGTTCCTATCCCTCCAGCAGATTCTAAAGTACTATTAATTCCTAAATATTCAAACCCCTTAGAAGTACTACTTAATGCAGTTTTTTTATAAAGGAATTCTTTACTGCTATCAAATTCATCACTAGATAAAATTTGAATTGGGTCAAAACATTTTGATAATTGTAGTGCAACTGGAGCTGTTGTTTTATTTCCAGAAGAAGATAAATAAGTTTTATACTTAGTTCCAGGAACATTATCAAATCTTATAACTATAGGGTCAAAGAACCTTAAACCACTATATGTAGAAATAACATCGTTAGTATATAATGAAATATATCTATTAGTTACATCTAAATTATTACCAATCTTAGTTTTTTCTAACTTAAGTAAAGATTCATTTCTAATAAATGCTGGAGCAAAAGTAGTAGCTCCTACATTTTCTATACATACAGTATAATCTGTATTAAATCTAATTGGAATCTTATAAATTTGAGTATGATAATCGTAATTAGTTTTAACTATTCTATCTTCAAAAATATGATATTGTGCAAATGGATTATTTGAGAAACAATTATACAGAGGCATTAAATTTAATCCATACATATCCCTTAATGCTCTCAAATAATCACCTAATTTTTCATGCGTAATTGAATCATACCCCTCTTGATTTGAAGTAAAATTCTTACATAATTTACCATTTTTATCTCCAAATGTATATTCACCTATAGGAACAAATTTAGCTTTAGGAGATAATTTGGTAGTCTCTTGATGTTGAGGTGGACGCCACTGAGCATAAATCATTCCATTACTTGGAATATCGTAAATGGAATCTGCAGTGATTCTCTTTCCACCAAACAATTTAGAATACCAACCCTGAAATTCATAATCATCATATTCAGGTACAGGTAGTTCTCCATAAGGAGTATTAAAGGTAACCTGTTTAGTTAAAGCAGTTACAGTACCTCTATTAGGATTAAAAGTTAAAGTATATTTTTTAGGTTCCCAAATAGCATACAGAGTGATATTTTTATTTAACACATAGTTATCACCTGCATTGTATGTAACCTTAGTATCTACATCAGTTAAACCCCAACCTAAAAATGTATAACCTTTTCGTGTAGGAGTAGCATTAGCTGGGATTACAAAATCTTGGTCTTTCTTTTTACTTCCTTTAGTAACTCTATTTGAATCACCACCATTAGGATTAAATATTATTTCCCAAGTATTTGGGACATATTGTGCAAATAATGAGATTGATTTATTTGTTGCATATCTTCCTCCGGCTGGTATTTTAATGCTTCCGGAACCATCAACAGTATCATTCCAGTAAACAAAATCATGGTCAACTTTTTGTGGAAATTGAGATGGCATAATTAAAGCTTCATCATGCCACTTCTTAAGAGTCCTATATAATCTTTTATCAGGAGTAGTGTATAACTTAACTTCATAATATGTTTTAGGAGGAATTGTTATATTAATACGGCCAGTCAGAGGAGGAAGAGCAGTTCTAGCTATAGAAGCCATCACTGTTAATGAGGTATTTCCTTGTGTTTTTGGCACAGTGAAACTAGCAGTAGTTAATACTTGTACTTGAGATTGTTGTGCTATATTTACATTTATAGTCTTTTGTTGAGTTCCACATTTTATTTGTAAAGGAATAGAAGAACCATAAAAAGAATCCCCATTTCTAACAAATGTAACCGTAAACTTAAGTTGCTGAGAAATAGGTCCATTAGATAAAATTTGTGATGTTATTTGTAATGCTGCAGTATTTGCCATTAATTATTCTCCTCCTCAAAAGGAAGTATATATCCAGATTCTTCACATCTTATTATTTCACACTTATAAATATATAATCTACCTTTAATAATATAATCTCCTGCTTGTACAGTTCGAATTTTAGGTAGATATGTGGTATTTAATAATTGCTTGATAAAATTTGATGTTGTTGAAATTTTATTGAATTGTTGCATGTATATTTACTCCAATTATTTTGCACTAGACCCAGATTTAGCTGAAACAACTTTAGTAGAAGAATCATTTACATAATCTATAAATGTATTATTCTTCTCTAATGCATTATTTTTACCTGTCATTGTTTCCATCATTGCATCTTCATCAGCAAAGATAGAAGCAAATGACCTGAGTACTCCATCGCTCATTCCTTGTAATGAAACTGCAAATGCATATCCATCACTATCTTTAGCTTTCATCAATGTTTTTTCTAATTCTTTTAATATTTTTGTATTAGGGTCTTCTTCAGCTGCCTTCTGGTCAGCTTCCCATGTAGCAGTATCTGCATATGATTTAGCATTAACCCCATAAGTATCTGCAGTATCAAATCGTTTAAAATTAGAAGCTTTAGATATACTCCTTGCTGTTCCTGTACCTCCATCATACATTCCACCATTTCCACTACCATTTGATAAGGCAAAATCAAAATATTGCGAAATTGTATTTGAATCAGGTCCCAGTGCTGCAAAATTTGTTCCCAAATTATTTACTAAATTCATAACTCCAGGAATAACTGAAGCAGCATAACCTAATCCACTTGCAAGTGTAGTTGCTTTACCAGCGGCAGATAAACCTACATCTGTTAATGTTTTTCCTGCTTGTACTCCTAATCGAGCAATAAGATTTAATGGATATGCCCAAGTACTGTTTGCTACACCAGCTCCTAAGCTAAATTTGGTATTCTCAACAAAATTATTTAACACCTCACTAAACATTGTTCTTTCATCAGAAATTGCTAACATTTCATTTCTTGCATAATTCAAAGCTTCATTACCATTTTGAATTAAACTTCTGTTAGCATAATTTCTAAATGTGCTATTTTGAGATAAATTCCTAATAGCACTCATATCAGTGATTGATAAGTTAAATAAATTTGCATATGAGGATTGAAGAACATTATTCTTTTTAGTACTATCTGTAATATCAGCTAAGTAATCAATAATTTCAGAAAGTAATAAATAAGTATCTTTAGTATTTAATCCTTGCTGAAGAATAGTAGCATAATCCAGTCCTGCTCTATCCATACTTAATAATAACAGATTTTGTAAAGCTTTATTTCCAGATAAAGCTTGAACATTTCCACTACCAAGATAATTGATACCTTGTGCGATAGAAGATACAGTTCCCTCATCAACACCTGCTTCGTACATGCCTGCTGCAAATGTTTCCATTACTGCATAAAAATTAGTACTATCAGTACTTCCTTTTAATGCATTAGCAGACACAGCATCCAATAATGTTCCTGTTAATTGTTGAAATTGTCTACCTATAAATGAAGAATCACCAAAAGCTGCATTTAATTCTGTTCTTAATACTGCAGCTAATCCAAATTGCTTTGCAGTTAAATTACCTAAATTTTGATTTAACCTTACTAATCTTCTTAAATTACCATCTGTTGCATCGAAAGAAGCAACTGTTTTATCTTTAATGGTAGTTAATAAAGCAATTTGTTCTAAATCAGAAGTAATCCCTTGAGTTGCAACATTAGATAAATTCTGTAATAAATCCTCTTGCTTAATTAATGTAGAAATGCCCAGGTTAGACATATTATCTACATAATCTGAAAATGTTTTTCCAGTACCATCAATAGCAGCATTAACTCTTCCATAAGAAGATTCCATAAGACGAGCTGCATTATCAATCATTGTATTTAAAGCATTAAATCCAGAAGTTAATACTCCAGATAAGGCCTTAAAACTTTCTTTTTGCTCATCGTTTCCAGTTTGAATAGCTTCTTTAATATTCATTAAAGCTTTCACTGGAGACATACCTGCTTCTTTATTGATACTAAAAGCATCTCTTGCTGCTCGTAATCCTTCTAATGGAGCAAATGAATCTTTTTGTTCTGCTGATTTTTTAGCTGCTTCTACTCTGTTTGTTCTATTTGCAGTATCATAAGCTTGTTTTCTTAAAGCTGCTTTTGTTTCTTCTTGTTCAGTTAATTGTGCTTGAAGTTTTAATTCTTCTTGTACTGATTTAACATATCTATCATATGTTTTTTGATTAAATCCTTCTGTTGCTAACTGATTTTCAAATAAAGCTTGACGTTCATGCTCTTTTTCTACCCCAGCTTTTATCCTTAATGTTTGGGCAGTATATTGTTCATTTTGAGCTCTTACTAATTTAGTATGATTTTCAATTGCGTTACGTTCTTCAGCTAATCCAGATAATTTTTCTTGATTTTGTTGTCTAATTAAAGAAATGGATTCTTCTGTTGCAGTATTTTGAGCTTTAAGTTTTTCTACAGTTTCATCAGATAAAATATTTAATTTTATCTGTTCATCAACCACATCATTAAGTCGATGTGTCCATGTAGTTAAATCTTCTAATAATTTAGAAGTATCTTCAGAACCACTTTTTATTTTATCAATAATTTCAGAAATTTTCTTGACAATTTTAGCTGAAGTAGCATCTATGGAACTTAAATTTTTCTCCAAAGTACCAACTTGTCGCTGAGTTTCTGGAGTTACTCTATTTCTGTTTGATTGTCCATTATCATTATACACGCCATTATCAGATTTAATCGGTGCCATTAATTTAAGTTCCTTTTAATAAAATGTCATAATAGTTTAAACACAGTAAAATACGATTTAAGCAATTTTTTCTTTCAAATGAATAATTTATCAATACTCACATAAAACTTTGTAGAACATTAATTTTATGTGAGTTTTTATTGAAAATTTGGGTATAGTTATCATGTCCTATTGTTACGGATTCTTTGTATTTGCTGTTGCTCTTGTTCTTTTTCTTCTGTGATGAATTTTAACATAGCATTTCTTTCCAAATGTGTTATTTCATCTAAATCTAAATATGATGTATGAGTAAATTTAGTTATGTAATATCTTTCTTTAACTAAATCCTGCATTATCATAGTTCTAGAATCATCATCAGATATTATCAGGTCTAAAAAATGATGGGAAGATGCGAAAGGGGGCAACAAAATACTTTCCACAAACAGAACAAGTTGCATCTACATCTAACTGAACTCCTATTTTAGAATTAATTTCATTTATTCTATTTAATAAAAGATTAGTATCTTTCATAGGTAAATCCTTTATTACTTCTTCTAAAGAGAAAGGATTAGGTTCTTCTCCATCTAATTCAACAATTGAAGTTGTAATAGTATAAAGTAATGCTGGGTTATCAGTAGTTTTCTTTCTTCTTCTATCCTCTGCAACTTTTCTGTTTATTTTATCTAATATTCTAGGTGTTTGTAAAGTTAATGTGACTTCATGCTTACTTACAGGAAGTTCTAATGTAAGTAAATCAGCTAATTCCTCAGTATATTCATTAACTTCTAATTCATCTAAATTAACAGTGATATTATTTTCAGACCCACAGTAAGGACAAATTCCAAACATTTCATATTCAGGCCCAAAAGTTACAGTTCTTAATTTGTACATTAAGTACTGATAATCTCCTAAACACATATCATATGTAGAAATTCCAGGATTACCAACTATACAATCATCAATAATATCCGCCATTATTTTATTATTATTTTCTGAAGCTGATAATCTCATCATTTCATGCTTGGTTTTCATGCTACCAAGAATGATTTCTGGATTTACTGTTTCTTCATAGATAAGTCCTTTTGAAGGTAAGGTATAACTCTCAGCTATTCTTGCATTGGATGTTTCTAATGCCAATATAATCACTTCCTTTTCTAAAATTAAAATAGAGTAAGTGAGATTTCACTTACTCTATATTTTCTATGTTATAATGAAATCTCACTTGTTAATTTTTAATTCATTATATTATTTATCTTTTTACATATCATTTTCAAGTTATCTTATTAATGAGATTTATCATATTTAGATTTAATCATATACAAGGCCAGCATTAACCTTGCACCCCAGTTTTTTCCATTCTCTTTACGAAAGATAGCTGATAATTTTAGGTATATATAATTAAATCATATATTAAATTTAGCAATGTTTTTATGATTATTTACATATTATTTTGTTTCAATTATTAAAACAATGTTCTCATTTTCATCTTGTTGCTGTTCAGATGAATATTTATTTTCTGATATTTTTGTAAATATTACAGGAAT